TTCTGCGCGGCCTGCCGCACCGCCGTCCCGACCGCCTTCTCCGCATCGGAGATCTGCCGGGCCGCGTTCCTCTGCGCGGTCGCCAGGGCCTGCTGAGCGGAGGCTTGCTGCATCGCCTGCCGGGCCGCCGACGCACCCGTCGCTGCACCACTCGCCGTCGACGAGGTTGCCGCATCCTGGGCGGCCTTCTGCGCCTGCAGCGCGGACGCGATCCCCTTGAATGCGGGTGCCGCCACCAGAGCGATCCCGCCGATACCAGCCCCGGCAGCCACGCCGGCCGCCGCGATCGCACCCAGCCCCGCAGCGACCACCGGCAGCGCCGGGATGATCGCCGGGCCGAACGCCACAGCCGCCGTGATGAGGAGCTGCATGCCCCGCACCGCCGACGATGAGTCGACGTCGACGTTCGCCGTCTGGCCATCCAGCCGGTTCAGTGCGGCCTGCACGCCCGCCAACTGCGCATATGCTGCGGCCGTGTCGGCCCGCACGTCGACGCTCGCGGTACGTCCACGGAACCGGTCGAGCCGCGTACCCAGGTCGTACAGGGCCGCACGAGCCGGGCTGATGTCTGCACCCACGTTGACGCGGGCGCTCTGCCCCGACAGGCGGAACAGGCGGTCCTGGAGCTGGTTGAGCTGCGCCCGTGCCGTCTCGGCATCGATGTCGATGCCGATCTTCTTGTCTTTCAGTGCCGTCAGCTGCGCGCGCAGGTTGGCGATCTCCCGATCGGCGTCTGAGGAATCCGCGCGCAGGTTGATGTTGGGAAGAGCCTTCTCCGCAGCCGCGACCTGCGCCCGCAGGCGCTGCCCGAACGCACCGTCCGTCTCCACCCGGATGCGGGCAGGGTCAGCGGTCAGGCGGGCGATCTCCGCCCGCATCTCCGCCAGCGACGCCCTGGCCGCCGCCGTGTCCGCGCGGACCGCGACGTTCGGGTGGGCGGCGCCGAGCCGGCGCAGCTGCTCCTCGATATCGGCGAGCTCGGCGTCCGCCGTCGCCACGTCGACGTCCACGCCGATCCGCTTGTTCGACAGGGTCTCCATGCGGGCCCGCAGCCGGGCAAGCTCCGCATCCACACCCGTGTCCGACAGGGACACGTTCAGCTTCGGCATGGAGCGGAACGCCTGCTCCAACTTGGCCCGCATCGACCGGGCGAACGCGCCACCCGTCTCCTCGCCCTGCCGGGCCGCAGCCGGACGGGCAACACGCCCGCCCTGAGTGACGCCATCTTTCAAGGAGTCACGTATTTGGGCAACGATCTGCGCAGCGATCTGCTGCCCTATCTGGCGCCCGATGCGTTCACCGATCGTGTCGCCGATCGCGTCCTGCATCGCCGGGCCGAACGCCTTGCCGGCCGCCTCGCCAGCGTCCTTCCCAGCATCCGTCGCCGCAGGAACGAGGGCATCTTTAAGCCTGGTGTAGATCCCCTGAGTGTTGGGGATGACATCGACTTCGACGGAACCGACACTGATGGCCACAGGAAGTCTCCTCCCTGCGCGCTATGCGGCGCCCCCATTGATCAGCTTGAACAGCACCTCGGCACTGCCCTCGGTGAGTTTCGGCTTCGGCCGTGGCGGCTTCGCACCCGGACGACGTAGCGGCTCCGGCGCCGGGGGCCGGTCTCGTTTCTTCTCCGTGTTCGCGCAGATCAGCACGTACTCGACACGCGCCACCCGGTCCGCTACCACCGCCAGCAGCTGCTCCACCTGCGACCAGCGGCCCTTCTCCGGCTCCCCGCCCTCCGCCTGCTCCGCCAACTCCTCGTCGGAGAGCTTGTTACGCAGCGCGGTCATCGTGTGGGACTCCGGCGGCAAATGCTGGATCAGCACCCGCAGCCACGACCACGACCGGCGGCCCGACAACACCTCGGCGATGTCGTAGCCGCGGTCGATCAGGTCGGCCCTTACCGCCTCCGCGTGTTCCTCCCAGACCGCGAAGGTCCACTGGACTTTCCCAGCGTCTCCCCCGACGCGCGGGACACGTCCTCCGTGAACTTCGCGAAGCTGTCCATGTCCGGGTCGAGGTCTTCGAAGATCTCGTAGTCGTCGGGGTGGAGGTTGGTCTGCATGAACGCGTCGATGTCGCCCCGGTTCAGGGCGCGCAGGGTCGATGCCCTCCACCGTCCGGCCGGAACACAGCGGACGTCCTTGACGACACCGTCGTACCCGGCGAGCGGCACCGTCACGAACCCCTCGTCCTCGAGTTCGGCTTCGGTCTCCTGCGCGCGGGCGGCTTCGATCTGTTCCTTCGTGGCGGGCATGGCGCGGGCCTCCTTCGATCAGGGCGCGGGCTCGGGGGTTGAAGGTGGGTGGGCCGGGCCCGCGCCAGCGTGACGGCCCACCCACCCGTTCAGGACCCCGTGTAGGCGGGGGTCGCCGGCAGCTTGTCCGTGTGGTAGACCGTGTTGCCGGCGTCGTCCGGGTACGCGGTGACGGTGATCTCGTAGCCGGACATCTCGTCCTGCTTGAACGTGACGTCCGAGCGGTCGGAGACCTCGCCCTGCGGGACGTAGAAGCCGCGGGCGGTCTCGCCGTCGATGACGGCGAACCACCACGCCCTGCGGTCCGGGATCGGCGAGGCGGTCTCCGCGAACGAGGTGAGGCTGCTGCCCTCGTCCGGCGCCAGATCGGCCGCCGGAATCCGGTACATGATGGACTGGACGGCGACGCGAGCCGTCTCCCACAGCGTCACCTGGAACGTCCGCACACTCTTGGTGATCTGCGTGCGGAACGGGGACGTCAGGCCCCACGGGGTGAACTCCTGGGAGTCCTCGTCGAACCCGTAGACGAGGCCGTCGTCGCTGATCGCGCCCAGCGGCTCCCACGGGGCGACGGGCTGCACGAGCGGCGACGTCGGCGCCGTCGCACCCACATCCGCGATCCAGCCTCCGCCGTTCGCGCCGATGATCGTGAGGTCCGCCGCGCGGGTGATGTTGACCATGACATGTCTCCAGACATGCGAAAACCCCGCACGGCGGCGGGGTCAGGATTGACAGGGGGCTCGGCGCGGGCCCAACCGGTCAGGAAACCGGGTGACAGTAGATCTCGTAGGTGGCCCCCACGCGACGCAGGGCCGTGTTCTCGTAGGGGCGGGCCGCAGGGAGTGCGAGCGCCCCCGTGCGGCCGATGACCGCCGTGGTACTGACCGAGCCGCGCAACTCGCGCGTCACCCAGTCGTGCACCTGCCGGGCCAGACTGATCGCATCCGCCCGGGTCACGGCGTACACGTCGATGTCGACGAGCATCCGCGCCAGCCGCAGGCCGTCCTCCGACCCGGCAGGAACCTGCTGGATCTGGATCGTCGGCAGCTCGTCCAGCAGGTTGTTGTCGAGCTCATCCCGCACCACCGCCGTCGGGAAGCGGACCGTGCCTCGCTTGATGAGTTCCAGCTCGATGTCGACGAGGGCGGTCACTAGTTCCGCCCGCCGGCCTGAGCCGCCCGCAGCAGCACATGATGCGCGGGGACTCTCTCGGTGCCGTACTCCACCCAGCGGGCGTAGTAGGCCGTGTTCCGGACGCGGGCCACGGCACGGTCCCGGCGACGGCCGCCCCGCGAGGTGCTGTCCGTCTCCCACGACCGCTTGTAGCGGCCGGCATCCGCGCCCCGCAGGTACACGGGAGACGTCGCCACCGCCACCCCCTTGATGACCTCCGCGCGGCGCAGCATCTCCGCCTGCATCCCCGGGCTTCGCAGCAGCTCACCGACACCCTTGCGTTTCATCTTGAACCTGGCTGCCACGTGACCTCCTCAACCCGTCACACGGTCTGCAGCGAACTGGACGACGCCACGGGTCCCGGTGAACGGGGAGTGGCCCCAGTCGCCGGGCTCGCCCGTGATCTCACACACCACACCCCGGATACGCACCTGGTCCGTGGTGAGCCAGTCGGTGGCTGTCGGGTCGTACACAGTCCAGCCGACGATGACCGTGTCGCGGGCCTGCTGCTCCTGCCCGCCCACCTGAGGCGACTCCTGCCGCGGCGTCACCACCACACCCGCGATCGGCGTCTCCACCAGTGGGCCCGGGATCGGGTGCCCGCGGTCGTCACGGCCCGGCGACGGACCCCGGCGCAACCGCACCACCGTCTCCCCGAACGGATACCGGGCCGGGGCAGGCATCTACAGCCACCCCCAGCCCGGCTCAAAGTCGGACCACTCGCCGCCCTCGTCATCCACCGGATACGAGGGTGCAGGCGTCGCATCCACTGGTGTCGGATCCACCGTGAACGCCCCACCCCGGCCCGCCAAAGACTTCAGGGCGCTCTTGTCGGCCTTCGTCAGATACAGGCCGCCCGACCCGGACGGCCGTTGCACCGACATAGGGCCGATCGTCTCGTAGGACACCTGCTGCGGATTGACGTAGGCGCGGCCCGCGACGGACAGGACCACGGCCTCCGCGCCCTCAGGGAGCGGCTTCACCACGGTCTGACAGAGCGCCGTCGCCGTCTGGATCAGCAGATCCGCGCGGTCCCCATCAACCTCGCCCAGCCCCAAGTACAGGCCCAACTGCTCTGCGGTAGGAGGGACGAATGCCATCACACCCTCCTCAGGCCAGAGACTCCACAGCACTGCACCACGCCGCCAAATCAGCGGCCGGATCGAGTTCCGCGGACCGGGCCTTCGCCCGCTTCGACGCCAGCCGGTACTCGGCAGGCGCCGCGATTTTCCGCAGCACCGCCTCATAGCCGGCTGTGTCCTCCCGGTCGACGAAGATGCCGGCCTCGCCCAGCGACTCGCACAGCCCCGGAGTGGGGTGCGCAACGACGGGGATGCCGCTCGCGAGCGCCTCGACACCGGCCCGGCCCCACGACTCGTAGGACGACGGCATCAGCAGCACCCGGGTGCGGGCATACACCTGCTCCCGCATCGCCTCGCCCGGTACGTGGTCGACGATCTCGACGTTGGGCAGGTCGGGGAGGATCTGCTGCCCGTAGGCGCCCTTCACGGCGAGGAACTGCTGGTCCGGCATCCGTTCGGCGAGGGCCTTCAGCACCTTGCCGCCCTTCTCCGGGTTGCAGTTGACCAGCGTGATCGCCTTGCCGGGCCTGGTCCGGTACTCGTCGGCGAACACCGGCGGGCGCACGATCAGCGACGCGGCTGGTCGGATGGTCTTCGGGTACTCGGCGAAGAAGAGTTCCGCCTCCCGCTCCATCCACAGACTGTTGTAGACGGCCAGTGCCGTGCCGCCCGCCGCCGCATCCCGGAACGTCGGCCTGTGCGTGTTGTGGCAGACCACGACCAGCGGCTTGCCGTACCCGCGGGCCAGACTCGCGGTCGACGGGACCGTCTCCAGATGGGCGAGGAGGACATCCGCACGGCGGACCGCCGTCGGAAAGTCCAGCCGGGACTCCAACGGCACCACACGGATGCCGTGGTACTCGTACTCGGCGTGGGACTTGCCGTAGCGGGACAGCCACACCGACACGTCGTGCCCGCGCTCCACCAGAGGCCGCAGCATCGACACGAGCATGTGCTCGGCGCCCGCATTGTGCTCCGGTGGCATCGCGTGGACCCTGGCGACGATCTTCAGGGGCTTGGCTGCCCCGCCCGGCGCGGAAGCCGGGACAGCCCTACCCATCAGGACCCCGACGGAGTGCCGGTGAACTTGACGAACGCGTCCACGTCGCCCATCACGAAGCCGTAGTAGGCCTCGGCGAGGATCAGCACGAGGTTCTCCTGGAACGCGGAGTGGACACCGCCCTCCTCGTCGACGTAGGTCGCCTGGTCGGAGATACGGACCGTAATGTCCATTCCGACACCATATGCGGCCTGCGACCAGTCGCCGCCGATCGCCCGCAGCCCGGTGTCCACCGACGCCGACTGCCGACGCTGCTTGCCCGACACACTCCGCGAGTACGCGAGCGGCTCACCGATCAGCGTGCCGGCCGCCGCCATGTTCGTGCCCGGCGTCTGCGTGTCCACCAGGATCGGCCGGCCCGTCGTGTCCGTCGCCA